GTGACTGGCAGGGCGTGGTGCTGGGCGCGATCGGCGACCGCCTGCAGGATCCGGCGACCCGGCACCAGCCGATCCGTATCGCCATCGCCTCGGGCCATGGCGTCGGCAAGTCCGCGCTGGTGGGCATGGTCACAAAGTGGGCGCTGGACACCTGCGTCGATACCCGCATCGTGGTGACCGCCAACACCGACACCCAGCTGCGCAACAAGACGTGGCCGGAAATCTCCAAGTGGGCGCGGCTGGCGATCAGCCATGCCTGGTTCGTGCCGACGGCGACCTCGCTGTACTCCGTGGAAGAGGATCGGGTGAAGTCCTGGCGCGCCGATGCGGTGCCTTGGTCGAAGGAAAACACCGAGGCGTTCGCCGGCCTGCACAACAAGCGCCGCCGGATCGTGGTCATTTTCGACGAAGCCTCGGCCATCGACGACAAGATCTGGGAGGTGACCGAGGGCGCGCTCACCGACGAGGATACCGAGATCATCTGGCTGGCGTTCGGCAACCCCACGCGCGCCAGCGGCCGGTTCCGCGAGTGCTTCCGTTCGCAGTCGCACCTGTGGATCAAGGCGCAGATCGACTCGCGCGACGTCGAGGGCACCAACAAGGCGCTGTTCGAGGAGTGGGCCGCGACCTATGGCGTGGACTCGGACTTTTTCAAGATCCGCGTGCGCGGCCTGTTCCCGTCGCTCTCGGCGCGGCAGCTGATCCCCGAGCATGACGTCGATGCCGCCTATGGCAAGCACCTGGACGCCGGCGCCTACTCCTTCGCGCCCAAGATCCTCTGCTGCGATCCGGCCTGGGAAGGCGACGACACGCTGGAGATCGGGCTTCGGCAGGGGCTGGCGTTCCGGCTGCTGCTGTCGATGCCGAAGAACAACAACGACGTCAACATCGCCAACATCCTCGCGCGGCTCGAGGACGACCACGACGCCGATGCGGTGATGATCGATAAGGGCTATGGCACCGGCATCTACTCGGCCGGGCAGACGATGGGCCGGGACTGGCTGCTGGTCGACTTCGGCGGGGCGTCGGCCGACCCTGGCTGTCTCAACAAGCGCGCCGAGATCTGGAACGCCGTTCGCCAGTGGCTGCAGGACGGTGGCGCCATCCCGGCCGACCCGGAGCTGCGCGACGATCTGCTGTCCGTGGAGACCATCCCGCGGCTGGACGGCAAGATCGCCCTGGAGTCGAAGGCGGCCATGAAGAAGCGCGGCCTGCGGTCCCCTAACAAAGGCGACTGTTTGGCGATATCCTTCGGCTACCCCGTGGCACCCCGCAATGTCAAGCGGGCGAACCAGCGGCTTCGCAACGCCTCCCACAACCCGAGGGCTTGAACGTGGACGACTTGAGCTTCCTGCGAGAATCCTTCCGCGCCACGATCGCCTTCGGCCTGCTCGCCCTGCTGGGCCTGCTGCTGGCGTCCCTGGCCTACGGCGTCTATCCGGCCATGCTGCTCGCCCTGGCGGCGGCTGGCGCGGCCTACGGGGCGCAGCTGCTGGGCACCTGGTCGCTGACCCTGCCTTCCCTGCGCCGCCCGGCGCTGGGGCTGCAGCTGCTCTCGCTGGTGGCCTGGTCCGCCGGCTTCCTCATCCTGCTCGGGAGGGCATGACCATGTGCATGGCATCCAAGCCAAAGCTGCCGCCGCCGGCCGCGCCGCCGCCGATGATCGTCCCGGAGACCGTCGACGAGGAGGTGGCCCGCTCCAAGCGCCGCAACCGCCAGCGCGCCGCCGCCGCGCAGGGCCGCGAGTCCACGGTGCTGACCGCCGGTGCCGGTGCGCCGCCGACCTCGCAAGCCAAGACCCTGCTGGGCGCCTGACCGTGTCCCCGACCGTGCAGCAGTTTCTCGCCGCGGCCCGCGCCGACCTGATCCGGCGTCCACTGGGTCCGGCGCGCCTGCGCGGGGCCATCCAGCTTGCCCTGCGGAGGATGCGTCATGGCGCCCGCTGACGGCACCGCCGGCCTGAAACTGCCGACTGAGTCGGTGCGCAAGCGCTACGAGCGCCGCGCTGCCGCCGCAAAGGACAACCGCCAGCCGCTGGAGCCGCTCTACCAGCAGCTGTCGGACAACTTCGCGCCGATGCGCTACCGCAAGCCTGGCGAGACCCGGCGCGATCGGCACCTGCAGCACGCACGGATCTACAACTCCACCCCGAAAATCGTGGCGCGCACGCTCGCCTCGGGCCTGCATGCGGGCTTGTCGTCCGCCTCGCGCCCGTGGTTCCGGCTGCTGACGCCGGATCGGGATATGGTCGAATTCGGGCCGGTGAAGGTCTGGCTGGGGCAGGTGGAGGAGACCCTGCGCCGCATCTACGCGCGCTCCAACCTCTACCAGGCGCTGCCGTCGCTGTACGCAGAGTGGGGCGTGTTCGGGACCATGGCCGGGATCCTGTTCGAGGATCCGGAGTACGTGCTGCGGCTGGAGCCGATGACCGCCGGCACCTATTGGCTGGCCGAGAATCGTTACGGCCGCATCGACACCTGCTACCGGGAGCGGTCGATGACCGCCCGCCAGGTCTGGCAGGAGTTCGACCACGACCGGGTCGGGCAGAACGTGCGCAACGCGCTCCGCTCCGGCCGCCTGGACCAGCCGTTCACGGTGAGCCACATCATCACGCCTGGCGACTTCGGCGAGGGCGCGCCGTTCAAGTCCTGCTACTGGATGCAGAACGGCGACGCGCCCGAGCAGCTGCTGGCCGAGCGGTCGTTCCGGTCCGATCCGCTGATGACCGCGCGCTGGGACTGGGCCGATGGCGACACCTATGGCTCCGATTCGCCCGGCATCTCCGCGCTGCCTGCCGCCAAGCAGCTGCAGAAGGAGGAGGTGAACATCGCGCGGATGAACGAGGTGGCGTCGAACCCGCCGCTGCAGGCGCCGTCGTCGCTCGCCAAGACCGGCCTGTCCACCATCCCGGGCGAGGTCACCTATGTGCCGGACACCAACAAGTCCGCGATCCGTTCCGTGTACGACATTCGCTTCGACGACCGCGGCCCGCGGCAAGCCAAGGTCGACCTGGAGCGCGAGCTGAAGCAGGCGTTCTACTACGACCTGTTCCTGCTGCTGACCAACGACGAGCGCAACCAGCGCGCGACCGCCGAGGAAATCCGCGCGCTCTACGACGAGAAGGTCACGGGCCTGGGCCCGGTGATCGAGCAGGGAAACCCGATGCTCGCCAAGATCATCGATCGCTCCTTCGCCATCGGCGTCGAGCGGTCGCTGCCGATCTGGCGCGGGTCGCAGGATGGCGATCCGCTGTTCCCGCCGCCGCCGCCGGAGCTGCAGGAGATGCAGCTGGACGTGGACTTCATCTCGCCGCTGGCGCAGGCGCAGCGGGCCGGCGCGCTGGGCAACATCGAGCGGTTCATGTCCTTCGTGGGCAACCTGGCCGCGGTGGATCCGTCGGTGCTGCACAAGGCCGATCTTGATCAAGCGGTGGACGAATACGGTTCGGCGCTGTACGTGCCGGCCGGGATGGTGCGCGACGACCAGGCGGTCACGGCGATCCGCGACGCGGCCCAGCAGCAGCAGAACATGCAGCAGATGATGGCGGCCGCGCCGGCGCTCAAGCAGGGCGCCGATGCGCTCAAGTCCGCCGCGGGGGCTGTGCCCGAGGAGGGCTCGGTGCTGCAGTCGATCGCCAAGGGCGTCACCGGGGGTCCGGCATGAGCCGCGGCGATCAGACCAAGCGCGAGCTGGCGCAGCTGCAGCTGCAGGACTCCCAGAAGCTGCAGCTGGCGCGCGCCTTCGACTACGTCATGGCGTCGCCGCACGGTCGCCTGTTCGTGCGCTGGCTGCTGCTGGTGAGCCAGTGGGACCAGGATCCGATGACCGGCAACTCCCAGACCTTCCACACCCTGGGCCGGCAAGCCGTCGGCCGCGAGGTGCGCGACACCATCATGCTCGAGCATCGCGCGGAATGGCGCGCGCTCGAGGACGAAGCGTTCCGGGACGCCGAGCTGGCGCTCTCGATCCGCAAGATCCCCGACTAACCCGCGAGGTTTACGATGACCACCCCGACTCCCGCACCTGCCGCCACGGATGACACCACGGCCGCCGGTGCGACGCCTGCTGTCCCGGCCGTGCCTGCCGGTGATCCCGCTCCCGCTGCTCCCGCCGCATCCGACCCGGCAACGCCGGCGCCGGCTGCCACGCCCGCATCCGATCCGCCCGGCGATCCGCCTGGTGGTGACGCTGCCGACGATGGTGCCGACGCTGTTCCCGAGGTCTACGCCGCACCGGAGCTTCCGGAGGGAATCACCTTCGACACCGCGCTCGCCGAGCAGCTGTCTCCGATCCTGAAGGAGGCCAACGTCACCCAGGGGAATTTCGACAAGCTGGCGGTGGCGGTCGGTGAGTACCAGCAGAAGCAATGGCAGGCGATCGAGGG